AACTTTCCAAAGCTCTAAGGTCACCGCCGAGTCGGTGTTGGCATAATCGGCGGTAATGGTTTTCCAAGATTCAGGGGTTGTTTCCGGCTCGAGATTGTATAATTGCCGGGGAAGCCACAGATCGAATTTCCAGGTAGACTCCTTAGCGGAAGGCATATGCGGATCGCCTTGGGTAGCGATTCTCCAATCCATACCCTTGGCAATTCGGCGAGCCTGGAGGAGAGCCTCCTTGAGCCGAGCCTCGTAGGGCTGGATATCCTCGTTGAGGTAGAACAAAGCCATCGAGGTCAGGTCGTGCGGCCGATTAGAAGCAAGAAGATGACCGGCTAGCAGCGTATCGTCTACCTTTTCCCAAGGTACAACGATTCCCAAGGTTCTTAGTGCGGCTATGTCGAACTTGGTGTTTTGACCGACGATACGTTGTGCAGATAGAAGAAGAAAGCGAATCTCATCGAGATCGCTAGCAGGGACTTTCGGTTGTCGATTTTCGGGATCGACCTCCCACTCCCAGTAGAATACCTCTCCGTCATCTCGAGCAATCGTCACGAGGAAAGGTTTCGCTCCGTGGTAGAAATCAACTCCGGTGGTTTCTGTATCCAGTGCGATCATCCGCATCGCAGCACCCAAGAAAAATATCTCAGAGGAAAACCCGCTCTCGTCTGCTCGGTAGAAACGATCTACCTTGTTGCGGGAAAACCCAAGTCCCAGAGAATAACCCTGGTACTTCTAAAACACGCTGCAGACGAGAACGGGTAATTCAAAAGTCTCGGGCAGGAGTCTTTGCGGATCCGGAGAGAGGTTTAGACCAGGGAGGTTCTTCCGGATATCCCCTCCATCTCCCACCCGAGACCATCGCAAGGAGAGGGTCTCCTACAAACTGATCAGATCGTCCCAAGAAATATCTCGGTAGATCTTCTGATTGTCGAGATTCTTCAGGTTCACAGTACGTTTCTTGGAGTTGACTCCGGTCACTTCACACTCCACCGGCTTCTTGGCGGGTTTCTTGGTCTTCGGATCGAGGGGGCGGTATCCGTACACATCTTCCTTGACCGGCTGGAAATCCTTCTCTTCGTCTTCCTCCGTATCCCCCTCGTCCTCAGCCTCCGAATTCTCCTCGGTAGACTCTTCTTCCTCCTCAGACTCCTCAGACTCCTCTTCCCCCGAAGCTTCTCCCCCGGCTAACACAGCCACCGCTTGCCAATCTTCAGCTTCGTTGACCTCCTGTTCTGAGACCCCTGCAGCATAGGCAAGCTCCCGTAATTTGTTTTGGGCCTCTTCTTCACCCGCGTCCGCCGCAGCGGCCAACTCACCCAGATCCGGACTTTCCTCAGACTTCCCGTTTTTGGAGGGCTTTGTGCGATCGACCACTGCTGGAGCTCCAGCTTCTTCGTCCCACTCCGCCGGACCCGCCCAAGTGTGTTGAGTACGCGGATCAGGGTAGGCTGCTGTCGGCTTGCTTTCCCAGGTGCGGAACTTGAAATAGTGGGGGCCTTCTTCCATCCAAGCCTCCAAGGCTGCTTCGAGATCCGCCGGCTCAACCTCTCGTTCGTTAAAGCCGATCGCGTCCAGGGTCTTCTGGACGAACTTGTAGTGCTCATCGAAGGTCTGGCGAGAACGATCCGGGGTTTCGAACATCGGTTCCGGAAAAACGCTCGTGGTACCGCCTGCCACGGGACGTCCGTTGTACTCTTCAGGGAAGACGGCCACCCCCCGGGCATAGAAATACCACTTACCCTTCCAGGCCTTATTTTTGGCGTTGTCATCGTACTGGCGGAAGCCGATTTCGGTCAGCTTGGCGATTCCGTTGTCCACTCCAGCGGGAATCCTCACGAAACTGTCGATTTCGATTTCGTCCTCCTGGTGAGCTTTGTGGGAAGCTTCCAGGTACTTGCGGTTGCTCTCGTAGAAACTGCTTCGGGTTTTCTGTGCAGGCATCTTCCTTCTCCTTACTCGGGTTTAATCAGGGAACGAATCTTCTCGTAACTGGGATCCACGATACAAGCAGGAATTTCTCGGGCACTCCTTCGAGGAGTGCGGAACTTTGCGTAGTACACCGGATCGGGAGCCGTGCGTAGACAGAACTCGACCTTACCTCCTTTCCTCTGTATTGTTTTAAACTTATTGGGACCGATCTTGATCTTTTTCTCTACGGCTCCTTCACGGAGGAAAGTCTGGACGACGTAGTCTACCGCTGTGTTCAACCATCTCGCGATGGAAGGTTGTAGACTAGCCCCCACATAGGGAGCGAGAAGCTCCTGATTATCTTCAGCAGAGAATTCTCGCTCTTGAGCGACCACGACCACGTGTTGCTGTATTCGCAGAAGATCGTGCAGGTGTTTTCTGAAACGAACGGTCACTTGACCGTACTGTTCGCGACTAGCGAGACCCCAATTCTTTTGCAAAAGGGTCCCTTCCTCCAGTCCGAGAATCTCCTGCAGGAGAAGATCCTGGAAGCCGGAAGCGTGGTCGAGAACGAGGGTGCGATACTTACCCTCTTGTCCACGTAACCAAGTGAGGATCTCCTCCAATTCCTCGCTCTCTTGGAGAGCAACCTGATGGATCGTCTTACGATACTCGGGAGTATCAATGCTTCGCAGTTCCCCGGATTGGTTTCCTCCGGAACTAATAATTGCCAGGATTGGCTTGGGGAAGGTCGCCCAGAAGGTGGTCTTCCCGGTTCCACTTCGGCCGTAGACCAACATCTTCAAGCCTTCTTCTTCATCGAAACCGATCGGAGCGATACGATTAACGATTCCTGGAACAGCCTGTCCGTTGACCGTCCTAGGGTCAGACTTGGAGATCGGGATCGGGCGTTGCGGGGTCACCTTCGGCATCTTGTTGCTCCTTGTTACGTTGTTTTTCCAGATACCGTTCTTCTCGTTCGACGGGAACGTCCGGAGGAGCCTGGATTCCTAGGCGAACCCGGCCTTCGCGTTGCGAGATCACGACGATACGAATATCGTCACCGATCACGATTCTTTCACCGATTTTTCGAGTGAGTACCAGCATCCTACTCTACCTCCTTTAAGTGGGAAGATCGTTATACCCTAATGCTAGGTCGGACGCTAGGTCAGTCTTCCTCGAGTTCTCTGAATAATCGCTCAGTAGCTTCCAGGCCTACCCTCGAACCACTTTCCAGGTACTCGTCCAGATCGCTCGCTCCCCCTTCATTCAAGATATTCCACACTCCGTAAGGATGTTGCCAGTGTAAGGAACCCCAAGGTTCCCGACCTTCTTTCCAACAGAGAAGCGTCCACTCCCACCAGTCATATAGCTGCTCGAGAATAGGCTCCAAGCACCTTTTACGGAACCGTTTCAGATCACAGGGAGGAACTTCCACTCGCCAACGGTAAAAATATTCGTGCGGTTCGTTGCGAATACACTCGGCCAGCCGAGCGTAGTATTCTCCCCTCGATTCCGTCTTCTTCTGGACAATACTCCCCTTTCCTCCCGAAAGGGGCCGGCGAACGACGTTGTAGCGTACTCCGTTGATCCTCCAAGAATCGCTACCTAGAACCTGAGAAATTTCCGTTCGCTGTTGTTCGAGGGCGGTAAGATACAACATCGTTTGTAGGTCGAAGGTTAGCTGCTTCTGAATGATCAGTGGATCGACCTGCCCCTTCGTCTTGTTTTCTTGGAGATACACGTGTTTATCAACGAAGTCTACGGAGTCCCAACGTCCCCGTAAACGAACCTTTCGCCCAGTAGGTAAGGTGTAAGGTACGTCGAAAACTTTTTCTTGGAAGATGGGTTGTCGTTGGACGACGTCGGGGTGCTTTTTCCAATAGTCCAGGTAGATCGGATATTGTATCTTTACCACTTGGTACCACTTTTCGACTTCTTCCTGGTGTAAGGGATAACGCGCAATAAGTTGCGTCGCGTATTGGAGAAGAGCCTCCTTTGTCTCGGGCCAATTCTTACCTGCCGCTGTCGCCTCTTCGCAGTGATGCCACAGATGGCCGAATTCTAGACGATGGTTAAAATCCTGTTTCGTTCGCAGTCCTTCGAAAGTCAGAATCCGAAAGCGTTCTCGGCAGACGAGCCATCGGGACAAAAGCGAATAGGTAATCCCGTCTTCCCTCGGTCCTTTCCAGAGAGGCTCCTGGGAAGAAGGAGAAGACGACGGGGAAACCCCTTTATACTTACGTTTCTGGACTTCTTTGGAAAAACTCATGGTAGACCTCAGCTAATAGCCCAATCTTCCTCGGAAACGGACCAAGGAGCACCCTCGCATCGCACGGTTGCCGAGAAAGGACGGTAAGCATTGTTTTGCCGGAAGCGAGCGTAGGAAGCCTTATAGTAGTTGGGAGATCCTGGAGGACTCCGCAAAAGAATCAATGGTTGTTTCGGAAGCGAGCGACCGAAATCACATTGGGAGACTCGTAACTGGGATCCTGGAGTAAACGATTGCGGTTCGATGTAGAAATAGCTCTGGGACGGAGCATAACCCTCATAGTCCAAACAAATTCCAGAAATATCCAAGCGTCCGCCGTTACTATTGTCTCGGCAGCGAAGCCAGTGCCGGGAGCGTCCACTTTCTCCCGAGAAGCAGTCCTGTAGAGTAAGGCTGCTCCCAGTGACCGCGATCGCGCAGTCTCCGAACCCAAGAAAGTCACAGTCTTGGATGTGGCCAAGCCAATTGAACGCTTGGATCGCCGCGTAGTTGTGATAACGAAAGTTACAGCGGCGAACAGTCACCGGATAGCTATTATCGAGAGGTAAGGCCCCCAAACCGAAAGCTCCTCCGTCGAGCGTACAATTTTCTACGTCGAGTTTCAGACACAGTCCCAATCCCAAGACTATACCAAACCGATTACCGTAGGATTGGAGATAGAGGTCGCTAATCCGAGTCGTTTCTGTAGCGACAGCAGCGGGGATCCTACAAGCGTCCGTAAGGAAAAAACCCGTTCCGCTTCCCCAGGAAGACCAATAGGGTACTAGTTGTTGGGGATTCGGAAACTGATTAAGAGGTAGTTGGAAAATTGTATGGGGATCAGCCTGAAAGTACCGGGTGAGGTCCAGAACGGGCTGCCCGTCGAGACGAAGCGAAGGTAGATTGAGACCTTGGTTCTTATAGAGAAGACGGTCACTGAGTTTAAGTCCGAACCAGGAGAGATCAGGGACAGTACTGTAGTATTCATTACCTACGATGCGTCGGCCGCTCGCCCCTAATCGAAACGGAGCGAAATCACTGCTTTCTCCCAGAGAGCTTCCCGGGGGAAGAGTACGATCGACGGAAACCTGAAGACCGTTTTGGAACCCTTGGATGGAGCCGGAGGAGAAATTGATTTGGATAGCCCAACGCTGTAACGAAACATCCGGAGGAACTCCCCAACCCGTATCGAAGACTGTTCCGTCGCTCAGTCGAAAGCGTAGGTGGACTCGGCTATCCTGATTGTTGAGATAGATATCCCAGGGCGTAGGGGCCCAACCTCGATCGAAGGTATTCTCCATACATCCCAGGAGGGGATAAGACTCACTCTGTTTCCACCCTCGGTTGTTGAAAACGCAGAACTCGATCGTAAGTTGTCCGAGCGGCGCAACGGTCTTAAATAAAGAACCCAGTAAGGCGGGACTCGCCGGAAAGGCTAAATGAGCGGTATCTCGAGTACGCAGGCCACAACATCCCATTACCGAGTTGTCCAGGACCGCGTTACTGCTCGGAAAGCTCCCGTCGGGTAATTGTAGGGCACCGCCATAACCGGGACGGAGGTTCCGACGAACCCCGGCGAGAAGAACTGGTTGTGCGTCTACACTCGCTAGCCGACTCGCCTCTCCGTCCCCTCGTAACCAAACATGATCCCCATCGATCCATAGGGGTCGTTGCAGACGATAGAAGTTCGTCGTTCCCGGGACGTAGATCTGCGAGGGTTTACCGCTCTTCGAGGCGGTATCGAGAGCGAGTTGGATCGCCCCACTGTCGTCGTGTTGACCATCGCCGATCGCTCCAAAATTCTGGATATTGTAAAGGGAAGTTGTCATAGAGTCTTTTCCTTCTGTCTAAACTAAGACTGTCCTAGCTGCTTAAAAGCGTTCGCTAGCTGCACCACACAACGTTGCACCGCGAAACCTTGTTGGGCGAAATTACTGCGTAGGATCGATGCAGGATGGACAATCGCTAGTTGGGGAACCTTACCTCCATAGTAAATACCTCGTTTCCAGGTAGGGTCCAGCCAATCCTTCGCCACGCTTCCCACGCAAACTAACAACTTCGGTTTCGCCACTTCTTCAACGAATTCCAAGAGACGCACTGAACAAGCCCTTATTGCTTCGTCGGGAGGAGCTTCCGTCTTTTCCCCGTACTCGTCCAGGGGGATACAACAGACGACGTTGGTAAAAGCGCAGGAGAGAACAGGGGGGCGTCCCTGCCCCGTTGCGCCAGGTTCCTTCCCAGCGGTCTCCGCGTAACCTACCATTTCCAAGGCTCTACGAACGATCTCTTGTAGAAGACGACCGGCCGGACCGATGAAAGGTTTTCCCAAAGCATCCTCACTTCGTCCCGGGGCCTCCCCGATAAAGAGTACGTCGCAGGGTAATTCGCCCCGGGCGAGAACGATACGGTCTCTTGTCGCATAGAGAGGACAAGCGGTACAGTTTTTCCAACGCCTCTGGAACTCTTCCCAGCGAGTCACGGAGACTCTCCTTGTAGAGAGGGAGGGGAGGGTGTAAGCGAGGAAACAACCACCGATCCTTCGGCACTTCGAGCCGGGGTGTCGCTGCGGATAATCCTTCCGGAGGTTCCTTGTGGGATTCTCTCGACGAAGGTCCCACAACGGGGACACCAGTAGGCACTGCGATTTTGGTGAAGAAGCCAACCACGGTGCTGCATCCTCTGTTGACAGGACGGACAAGATACCATTCTAAGCTCCTTTACTAGGGGTTTTCCGATCGGGCGGAAGATTCCTGGGAGGAAGGGGAAGAAGGGCATCCTGCCGCCGTGTATACTCTGCCAAAAGGAGAGCATCGGCCGTCGCTAACGTGACCTCGACTCCCGGAAACAACTGTTGAGCTTTGGACTTGAGACGGTTCTTGAAGGAGGTTTTCTTCTCGTTGGGTTTACGGTGCAGTCCGAAAGCCTTTTGCCATCGTTGGGGAGGGATTTCCTCGAAGGGTATCTCCGCCGCGATAAGGGCCATGCGTAGACGGCCGTAGCCAACTCCAAAATTGAACATGGCGGAGGAACCCGCTTTGAACCCCGGTCCGCCGATATAACCACCGACCTTTTCGATGCAAGCGGCTACCTCGAGGAGTTCCCCCGGTGCGCGTCCGCAGGTTCCCCATCCGCAAACGAGTTTCCAGAGATCTCGCTCGGTCTCCGGCATCTTATAGGTATGCACGGCGGGGAGGAGAGGAAAGGGGTCGTCGCGAGGTAGAGTGATCGAGGCGAGACCCCCACTAGCTCCCGGATCAATACCAAGATAGATCTTCGCCCCCTTCATCGGGTTCTCCGATTCGAGCTACGTTGTCGGTAATTAGCTACACGAATGAGTCCGGTTTCGTCGATCGAAATACTGACCGAGAGTCGGCGCATCTTGGCGTTGTTACGGATCTGTTGGGCCATCGTATGCGGCATACCGTTGTAATCGCGGCCTGGTAATAGGGTAAAGGTTTCCTTCCGGAACCAGGCGTTCCACGGATAACGTCTACCGAAACGTCCCGGATGGGTTTGCATCGTTTTTCCTCCTCGCTCGCTAATCGAAGCAATATAAACGAAACTTTATATAAGAGTAACGGAGAATGCCTGCAAAGGATAGCCTTTCGAAAATTTTTCCGTTTTCCCCTTTACCGCCCCTCCCCTCCTCCTTATAGTAGTAGGTCTAACCTTTCCTAGGCTAAGCACGACTACTCTACTACTACTACTACTACTACTACAGAGAAGAAGAAGAAGAAG